TCACTGTGCTGGTCGCCGAACAGCAACGTCAGGGCCTTGTCGAGCGCAATAAGGTTCACTTCGTACAGCATCAGTCTTCCTTTTCGTCGAGCCACTTGAGGCCCTTGCTGGTGATAAGCCACGTCTTGGCGTAGCGCTGCGCGCCCACCTTCGTGGTGATGAGTTGGAGAGAAGCTGCCATCGCGATGACGTCGGCCTCCTTTCGTGCCATGTCCGACTTCACGCGGACCTGCTCACGCCAGATGGCGCGCAGGACTTTGTTCAGACGGTCGAGTGGGTCGGCGTCGAGGGCGGGCTTACTAAGTACGCGTCCCATTTTCTGTCCTTGTTTCGGCGCTCGCCTCCTCTGACGTCCAGACCAATTGCGTGCTTCGGGAGAAGAGCCGCGGGGATTTCCCACATGCGCGCATCCTCCCCGACAACAAACAGGTAGTCGTACTTAGGGCCGTCTTCTGTCTTCTTGCGTCCTCCCGACCAGCCGTACGTACGCACGTGCATGTGCTCGTACTTCGCACTGTGTTTGGCCGAGCCGCGCCGCCAAGACGTGTATTTGACTTGAATTTTGTCGAGGCGGCCGTCTTCGCGTTCGACTATTAAGTCTGTCTCTACCGGCACGCTTGGCCAGTAGACGATGTCACCTTTTTCCATGTAGTAGGCGGCGGCTCGGTGCTCGGCCGCTGCGCCTTTGAACAAGTTCTGTCTAATGGGTTTCTGACCAGTTGCGCCCAACGACGTACTCGCTGTCGAGCGGCAGCCTAAATCCGTACGGGGCACCGCTCTCACGCGCACACCTCACGAGGATTTGGCCTATTTCATCTTCCAGACCTTCGCGCACGCAGAGCTGGAATTCGTCGTGCAACCACAATACGAACACGAAGTCCCCCGCCCACCCGTAGCGATACTTCCGGCCAAGCTCTTCAAATGCGTCGGCGCCCCACCTTTTGCAAAGTACGGCTCCGGAGCTTTGGATAAGGAAATTTAATGCGCTGTGTGGGCTGCGCGTAGGAATGCGCCGGCCGTCGAGCCCTGGGACACGCCCGAGCTTCTCGACCTGCTTGGTGATCTTGGTCTGAAGCTCGCCGAAGCCCTCGATGCCGCGAGCGAAGTTCTCGCGGATCTTCTTGCCGACCATGCGGATACGCCTGTCGCCTGGGACACCTACGCCGAAGAACTCGCGATACAGAGCGTCGCCGTCTTCGCCGCAGGATCTCTGGGCATTGAGGAGGCACTCGTACACGATGTCGCCGGCCATCTTGTCCTGGGCGCCGTAGATCACGGCGTAGGCAAAGCGCTTGGCCCCGTCTTCTCGGACGATGGTGTGGAGCTGGTTGTGCTTGTCGCGATCCCCAGTGGCGAGGCCCATAGCGCACACGGTTGCCCAGTGCGGATCACCCTCAAGCACAGTGCGTGCGTACTTTCCTCCATCAAGTGGGTGCAGGTAGTGCGCCAGTCCACGAAGCTCCAAGCCCTGCATGTCGGCTCCAAGGAACTTCCACCCTGTGGGCGCGTAGAACAGTCGTCTGAACTCTGTGCCATACGGTTTCTTCGCTGATGGGACCTGCGCGAGGTTCGGCAGGAAGTGCGAACACCTCCCCGTCCCCGTGCCGCCCGGATTGATCACGCCGTGGATGCGCCCGTCAGTCTGTTGTGACTGGATCAGGCTGTTGCTGGTACCGCAGAGTTGCGACAGTCGCTTCTCCAGCATCATGTATTCGCCCAGACCATCCATCTCAGGATAGCGGGCGACGATGCTCTCTACGGTCTCTTCGTCGATCTGAGGCTTGCCACCCTCAGTGAGCTTCTCCGGCTTCCAACCCTGGTTGATGAGCACGCGCGCGATGTGGTCGCGGCTCTTAGGGTTGAACTCCACCAGTTTGATCTTGGTGCTCTGTTGGCCTGCGACGTACCCGAGCGTCTTGTTGTCACGCTTGGGCACGAACAGGGCCTTGGTCGGATCAGGGCTGATGGGCTGATACCAGAAGCCGTAGGTCTCCTTAAGCCTCTGCTCCAGTCCGCTCTTCTTCTCGACAAGGTCAGCCTGAAGCTGCCCAGCAGCCCTTTCGTCAAAAGGGACGCCGGCCTCCTCGATAGCCGTACACACCTCGGCGATGCGGTGCTCAAGCTCCAGCGGTGCCTGCGGGTATTCCTCGGGTCTCAGGTGCTTCCAGAGACGCAGGTTCGTGCGCCCGTCCTGAAGCATGTAGTCGAACATGTCTTCGTTGAACGTGCCCCACACGTAGTCCGCAATCTCCCGCGGATCCACGATGCCCTTGGCGCGAGCCTCGGCTTCCCGTGCTTCCGCGTAGTCGCCCTTCTGCTCGCCCAGGCGCATGCCCCATGCCTTCATCGAGTGCTTGCCCCGGAGCTTCTCCGTGAGCTTGCCACTTTCGATGAGGGCCGTGTCCGTCATCTTGATGTTGGGGAACATCGTGCGCGCGATGACGAAGGTGTCACTGATCTTCGCGCCAGGGAGAGCCCCGTGGAGCTTGGCGATCAGCTTCTCGTCATGCTTCTGGATGTTGTGCCCGATGCGCTCCTCGGCCTCGGAGAGAGCCTGGATGGCATCCTTCACTTGGTGGGGTCGAAACCCGAGGACCTCTTCGGTCTTCAGGTCAATCAGAACGACACAGTGGATTTTGGTCGCATTCGCAACGAAGCCGTTGCTCTCTGTGTCGTATAGAAGTCTCAGAATTTCACGATTTCCTTTCCGCTATGCATATGGTGTCGTTGTGCGCCCCGCCGTGAGACACGAGCAGCACTTCGATTATTTCGTAACCACGACTTTTACCCATCCCGTTACTGTTCCACCCGAAGGACAGCACCACGCCGCCTTCGGACACCAACGGGTCGAGAGCGTCACGCACGCGCTTGTACAGAGAGCTGTTGCGGGTGTCAGCGCTGCTCACTTCCCGGCCAAAGCCCCGGTAGCACTCCGAAATCTGGCGAGGAGAGTACGGCGGATCGAATAGTGCTAAGTCCGCCTTAACCTCTAGCATCTGCAGGTGCTTACAGAACTCCTCGGCGTCCATGTGGTAGCGGGCTGACGTGTCCGGGTTTAGGTCATTCGTCCACGTACACCAGTCTTTGTTGCGGGCGAACATGTCGACGGAGGTAGATGCTGCAGCTAGGTGCTTACGAACGAAATCACCGATAGGCTTGATGGTGAATGTGTCCGCGTTTGGCATCGCAAACACTCGTCGAAAAATCATGCGTGCTTGTGGTCTTCGTACGGGGCTACATGATGGCCGCACTTCTGACAGACCCACCAATAATCTGTCCACCACTGAATTATTCTTATAATTGCGCGTCTCCTTCGTTGTTGTGGGGATCGAACTCCATGTCAGCTTCGCTCGCGACCTCGTAGCGGCCCTTGGCGACGTTCCATTTCAGGAGATCAGCTTCGCCCGTCTCGCCAGTGATGCGGCACTTGAGGGACCGCAGCTGCGCGAAGGCTTTCTTCTTGGGGTCTTGCTGATTGCGCTCGGCCGCCAGCACGTTGAAGGACACGCCCTCGATTGCCGACGAGCCACGGATGTCCCTGAGGGAGATCGGTGCGCCTTCGTTGAAGTCCTTGCCCATCTGTCGCTTCAGATGCGAGACCGCATAGGTGCTCACGCCCGTCTCCTGGGTGAACGAGCCTAAGCCCGTCATTAGGACATCGATGTCCTTACGCTCGTCATTTGAGGCCAGTCCTGAAACAGACATGGAAATATGATCAAGCACGATTCGACGGCAACCTGAGGCGGCCATGAAGCGCATCATGGTGAGCAGTCGGTCGCTCTCGATGCTGCCGAAGTGGTCGTAGAACATCATGCCGTTGTGCACGACTGCGTGCAGGGACGCGTCCCATTGCTCGTCAGTCAGTGCCTCAGGCTCGGCCACCAGCGTCCGCAGCGGGATGCCGCGGTGCAGACCAACGTACGCCTTCACGGTCGTGTCGTTGTCTTCCTCAAGGAAGATGTTACCGATCTTGAAGTCGTGCTCCGTCCGCATGTGATACGCGATGTTGCGGGCGATGGTGCTCTTACCGATACCGGAGCCGGCGATGATGGTGGTCACCTCTCCGTCGCGGTCGCCGCCCCACATCTCGTTGAGCTTGGGGAACGGCAGCGTGACACCCTGCTTCCGCTTCTGCTTCATCCGCGTAACGGAGAAGTCGGAGCCGTCACGGATACCATCGGGCCTGTAGGGCGTGGCGTCCCAGTAGGAGCGCACGAGCACCGCAGGACCCATGGTCTTGTCCATGAGGACCGCGTTGGCGTCCTTCTTCGGCAGGGTCATGATCTTGACCTTGCCCACCGGGAGCAGCTCACAGGCGACCTTGAGCGCCTCCTGGCCCGGCTCGTCGTTGTCGAAGCACAGGATGATGCTGTCGAAGCGGCAGAGCTTCTCGTAGTCGGCCAGGATCGCCTTCTTGGCCGTTGAGG